TACACATATGACTCGTGGTTCAGCAGGGTCTAGTCTCGTCTGTTACCTACTTGGTATTACAGACGTGGATCCCATAAGATGGCAAATACCGGTAGCACGTTTCCTAAATCCTTTAAGGGATGATTTACCAGATGTGGACATAGACTTTCCACACTGGCAACAGACGGCTGTGATGCAAAGAGTATTTGCTAAATGGCCCGGAAAAAGTGCTCGTATCAGTAACTACGTAACATACAAAGAAAAGAGTGCAAGGCGTGAAGCCGCACGACGTATGGGTGCATCTGGTAAACTCCCTCGTGGCTTTAAGTATGAAGATTTAGATATAGATAAGGAAGAAGCAATGAGAATCGAACGAAAATTATTAGGCAAGAAGAGAGCAATATCAAAACACTGTGGAGGAGTTCTTATATTCAAGCACAACATGCCAAAGAGCCTAATAAATGGTGACAATCAAATATTATTAGACAAACGTGAAGTAGAGGACTTAGAACATCTTAAGATAGATATCCTTGCAAATAGAGGGCTCAGTCAACTACTGGAAATAGATTCAGAGACACCATTAGAGGCATATCCAGAAGAAGATTATGAAACAAGTCAGATGCTTTGCAATGGTGATGTTATAGGAGTTACACAAGCAGAGTCACCTGCTATGAGAAGATTATTTCAAGCAATACAACCAAAAAGTAAAAGTGATTGTGTATTTGCAACTGCACTGATAAGACCAGTAGCAACTACAGGTAGACAAAAGGCGGCGTTCTTTCAGGACTGGACAGAACAAAGATTAGATGATACTATTGTATATGAAGATGATGCGATTAAAAAGATATCCAAACTTATAGGTTGTGATATGTATGAAGCAGATATGTATCGTCGTGCATTTGCCAAACGTGATGAAGAACGTGTTATGGAGTTCATGGAACGCATGGGCGACAGTGAAAACAAGGCGGAGATTATACAGGAATTATATGGACTAGGAAACTTTGGATTGTGTAGAGCTCATGCAGTAAACTTAGGTAGACTTATCTGGGCACTGGCATATCAAAAAGCACACAACCCAAAACAGTTTTGGCGTGCCGCACTTAAACATTGTCAAGGAAGTTATAGACGTTGGGTACACAAAACAGAAGCAAAGAATGCAGGATGGGATCTACGTGAGCTAGGATTTCCAAACGGTATAACAGAGTCACCACAAACACAATATAAACGTTATGGATACTGGACACAACCAGAATTTATGCCACATATGTTTGTACAGGAAACCTGGGGCGATAGAGTAAACTTTGCAGGGCTTGTTGCAAATGGTAGAGTGTTCAAAGGAGAACAAGGAAGGTATGTTACGTTCTTAACACTGGGTATTGCTAACGGTGAATATGTTGATGTTACAGTAAAGAAGCCTTTTGGATATAGAGATCATGATGTTGTAGTAGGTAGTGGTAAAGTACGTTATAGTAATGGTGCTCGTTATATAGACTGCTATGATGCTAAAGGACATAGACTACATCAATATCTTAATTAATCACTGGCCTTTTAATCCTGCTAACATATCTTTAAGTTTACTACTTTGCACACTTGCAGTAATCTTACCAGTATCGCCTTCAGGTGCTTCTACAACTCCTGAACTACCTTTGTTCTTAAGTTGCTCATAGATACTACTGCTCTGTTTCTTAAACTGTTGATACTCTTGATCCTCTCCTAAATCACGAATACGTAAACTTTCTATATCAAACTCTAAGTCAATCTTTTGCCCAACACCACTACTACTTCTAGTCTTCATAAGTTGTAACTGATATCTACCACGTTCTCTCATAGCACGACTTGTAAATATACCAAACACATTATCAGCAGTATTAATTTTACTAAGTCCACCACTAATATGACTGTGATCAAATTCTATTTCATCTACTGCACCTCTATTCAACTGCGAAGCAGTCACAAACACACAGTTTAGTTCTTTTGCTAAGTTACGCAATTCTTCCGATACATACTTGTCCTTTACAAACAAATCACTTGGAGATACTTTTGCACTTACTGGCATAAGCAAATCCAAATAGTCAATAAGCAAGAAGTCTACACTCCAACCATTTTTTATTTGTAGTTCTTTTAAATATGCTCTTACATCATTAACGTTACTCTGTGCCGGCATATATTTTATCTGAAGTTTACCTGCCTTTTTGCCAGCCATCTTTACTTTCATCTCTACTGTTTCCAAGTCTTTAAATACTTCCTTAGTAGATACATTTGTAAGCATACTATCTATTCTCATAGCACTTAGACCTTCACTAAGTTCTAATGTCAAGTATACTCCATTCAAACCATTTGTAATCCAGTTCACTGCCAAGTTCTGCATAAACAAACTTTTACCACTACCAGATCCACCAGCAAATATATTCAGTTCACCTTTGTTCATACCACCAAACAACTTTTTATCCATTGCAGGCCAACCTGTTGTAATCTGTCCGTTGTTATCTTTAAGTGCCATTAATCTGCCACGAGGATCAGCAAAATAATCTGTACCCATGTCTTTTGTCAAACTAATTTGTACTGCGTCTTTGATAATCTTTTCTACTGGTTCATACGTGCCTTTTTCTAATAAATCTGCACTTTTAAGTATTGCACGTTCCAGTTCCTGTCTTTTAGTAAATCCTTCAAACTCTACTAGAAACCAATCGTTATGACTTTCACTTATGTCTGGCACTGGTTTTAGTTCAACACCTGTCACTGCACGAACTTGTTCATAAGTAGGCAAAGCACCATGATCATCACTGTGTTCTTTGATAAACTTTGCAGTATCAATTAAACTCCTGTCAAAGTTTTGTACATTATAAATGTTCTGAACACGTACAAAATTCTGTGCATCATTCATCATCATTTCTAAAAACAATTTTTGTAAATCTACTGTGTATTCTTTAGCCATTAGCACTTCCCACAATTAAATAGACAATAGTCTGGCTTACTATCTTGTATTGTAGCATAAAAGTCTTCAAAACGCCTAATACATTCGCTTAATTTATTATTTTTTATTGTCATTTTATTTTTATACCATTCACTTTTATACCAAAATTCATAATTCTTACTGAAACAACAAGGAGAATAAAAACCATCTGCACTGACGTAATGCATTTTATTATTTGCACACTCAGGATCTATTGTAAACTCTTGTAATAAATTTGTTTTATATTTTTGTTGTAATTCATCTTTAGGTCCTATATAATTTCCCTTGGGTCGTAAATAATCGTTATCATTCCATCTATCACTTATATCTAATTTAAATTTGTCTATTCCTAAATTGGCAGATAAGTTTCTTACATATTCAATACTATCTTCATTGAAAGAAAATGGAATATATTTCCATACTGTCTTTACGTTACTACTTGCACAAACGTCAATACCTGTTCTAATACTTTCCCAGTCACCATTTATTCTATATTCTGTAAAATTATTTGGTGTACCATCAACACTAAATGTTAATTCATCTCTTTCATCTAATAAAGAAACAAGTTCTTTCCACCAAGATTTATTTTTTCTACTGCCATTTGTTGTTATGTAAATACTGTCGCTTCTTGTTTTTGTTATCTTTATTAACTCTAAAAAGTTTTTATGGTATATAGGATCACCTATATTACCACAAAAATTTACTTTGTCTACTTTTAAATCTATAAACTTAATAAAGTTATCTATGTTAATATCATCTATTGAAAAGTTATTTTTTCCAAACTTATCTATAAATGTTGTACGTTCACATCTTGGACATAAAAGTGTGCATCTACTAGTTGCCTCAACATGTAAACCTACCATCTTTTTCTCTGCAAATTTATTTTAAGACTCATAGTCTGTTTTGCATCTATAATACTTTTTAGTGTAAACAGTTTGCCATACCTAACCACTGCATCATTTACATCTTTTACGTCATTTTCCCAGTCTGGAAAACTTACACTCCAACCAAACTCCAATGCATCATCAATTAGTTTTTGTCCTGCACGATCCTTATCTGGGACTAGTATAACTTCTCTACCTAGTGTATCTATAATTTGTGCTTGTGTTTCGCTACAGCGATTACTCAATATACCTACTCCACCTATACACATTGCATCTAGTAGTCCTTCTGTCACTACTACAAACCTACTGTTAGACAACTGATTATCAATGCCATAAACGAAACCACTATCATGACTAGTAAAATATTTGGGTCTTGATTCATCGTCGATACTCCTTGCACTAAATCCAATTGTTTTTCCTTGCCAAGTAAAGGGAACAATTAGTCTTTTCCACATGCCAGCAGCTTTGCTATTACTATACATAATTTTACCTAATGGCAAAGCTCTACTTTCAGCATATAATCTTATATGATCTGGTAATTCATTTGTACTATTCTCAGGTAATTCTCTAGGATTAAAATCTATTGTAAATTTTTCGTCATCTTCTAAAACTTCTTCAACTGTATCTTTTATACGCAATGCTTCTATGTTAAGCATCTGTCTAGTGTTCTCATCAATACCTAGCCAAGTAAGTAATTTTCTTAGTTTTAAACTAATATGTCTACCTGGTTGCCAACCTGTCTTAAAATTACAATTAAAACAATGATAACTTATAGCATCACCAGAAGCAATTACACCGCCTCTGTTACGTTTGTCCATGCTTTCGCCATTATGATGACAACATACTGCATTAAAACTAATCCAGCCATTGGTAGTCCTCTTTTGTTTGCCAGGCAAACTATCTATGATTGTTTGTTGAATACTATTCATAACTGTAATATTTTATGTTCTTTTATAAAATTATACAACCTTGAGGCTATATCTCTATGACCTAGTTCATTAGGGTGCCCATCATCGGGTATTAGTTGATCCTGTTTAAGATAATCTAGAGTGTTTTTATTGGGTAAATAATAATTTTCATATTCATGATATGTATGGTGATCACCTAATGCATTGAACTGTAACAACGGAATTTTCCTAGATGCACATACACTGTTTACTAATAATTTTGCACTGTCAGTAAGTGCTTGATTGCCACCTGCTTCATCACCTTGACTATCAAGCACCCATTCTTTAAAACTGTTTTGAAACTTGTTACGTTCTCTTCCTTGTTCAATGTGTTTACTGTGTATCCAATGAAAAGTATCTTCGTGCCACCAACTAGTTCTTGCTATTTCAGTCCACCCTATACAAAAAACCAGTTGCTTGTTGCTATATTGATGCATTTCATAGTTAATAAAGCTGGCGACCTGCTGACCTATATAAAAATTACTACCACCTGCATCTCCTAAATTTATATAAGTTGCTCCCAACTGTTGACTTAGTTGCCCTAGCCAACAGTTTTGTAGCCTATAAGGTGTATTATAAACATAGTCTTTACCAGGATCTTTCACTAAACCAGATCCTTCAGTAACACTGCATCCAACACCTACTAATATCATAATTTTATTATACTTTCTTTATTGTTTGTTGAATAATATTCAAAAGTCAACGTCTCTACCGTTTATATTGTAAGTTCCATGAGTGAAGCCTCGATCCATCTTTTCGATCTCGCTCATGTTATCACTGTCAATCCTGCGATTGGGATCTTGTTTCATTTGTTGTAGGCGGTCTTTTGCATTGTCTTTGCCACATACAGAGCACTCGCCTGATGCACCACCGCAACTGCCGCTTACACGTCGGCCTCTCAGGAGGCCTATAGCCATGATCGCCGTACACGCCAAAAACAATACCAAGCATAACCCAAATACCTCCAAGTCCATTTATTTCATCTTTTGTATATCTTTATAAGTACACTCGTCTGTTATACTTATCTCACTATCTGTTTCTATCCATAGTTTAGCACCACAACTTAATGGTTTGTCGGGTCTGTAAACCATGCGACTCGGTCCATGTATTTCTACTGCACTGCCGTATCTGGCTTTGCTACCTTCCTGTACTCTACACACAGGAAGTTCTCTACCATTTTTTTCATTTTGTTGTATAATATTTCTATTAATATGTATATACTTCTTCATTGTATTATTATATGACTTTTTACAAATTCAGTCAACCTAATTGTAAAGTATTCATGACCTGCTTCATTAGGGTGTCCATCCTTTGCAATTAAATTTAATCTATTATCTTCTGCCATTGCACTTCTAATCATACTGTCCATACTATTACCATCAATAAAATAATTTGGATACTGTGTTGTTTTATGATGACCTATTGCATTAAATTGTATTATAGGAATATTCATTGATTTACAAATACTGTTAACAATAAATTTTGCATTGTCTGTATATAGATTATGACTCTCTTCTGTAGAATTATTGACCCATTCTCTACAACTTCTGTACCAACCATGTTGATCGCCTGCAAATCCATTATGTATCCAATTGGTGCTATACCATGACATTCTTGTTTTTGCAGTCCATCCTAAACAAATTATAATTTTGTCTTGTGGATCATATGTATTGAGAAAATAGTTTGAAACTTGTTGTGCTATTGCAAAATTACTATTTGCCGGTTCTGCTAAATTATCAAATTGATAACCTAAATTATTAGCAAGTCTTCCTAACCATACATTTTTATTTCTATAAGGATTATTTGCGTGATAATTATCTTTGCCTATACTAGGATCTACAAGTTCACTTCCATAAGTGAAACTACAACCAAAACCCACCAGTTTCATTATGGTCTATATAATACTTGACTCAATGTTCCTGAAGTTGTTGTACGTACAAAACGAACTGCACTATAAACACCAGTAAAGTTAATGTATGCATTGTCTGTCTGGGCAGTATAGTTTGTTGTAGATATTGTTGTAAAGTCTGCGTTTTGAATACTATTACTTGGATTAATTGAACCTTGTATTTCCAGGCTACCTGTGAACGCACTACTAAAATAGACTTGTGCAGTGTGTTGTGCAGTATTACGATTAATATATGGATCTATTGCTATTGTACTTCCTGTGTTACCACCACCAAATGCTTCAGTTGTACTTTCTTTGAAAGCAGGATACATTCCTTCTGTAACTTCTAGTGTACCGTTGGCACTATAATTATCATCTGCGTATGCAGGACTTGTTCTACCTTCTGGATTTGTAACTTTCAAACTGTAACTGTAAAACTTTGCATCTAAATTAAGTAAATCACCTTCTGTTATAGTTGCTTCAAATAATCCTCTACGTGGATCAATGGCGGTAAGGGCACGTTCAACATATGCAACACTATTTTCTTTGTCCATAATAATAATGTTTGCGGTATGGTCTGTCATTACAACACGTTTTTGATCACGGTTTTTAAATTCTATTCTTATGTAATTATCTATGCCTCTATAGACTTTTATATTGGGGGTGTAAAACATGCTCATGAGATTATTGACTCCAGTATCAGTTACAACTGCAGTGTGTAATTGTGTATATAAATATCCAGTAGTAACAGTCATACTGTATTTATAAGAGATAGAATGCCACCATTAGCAGAAGAAACATTTGAACAATATCCATTTTTAAGTTTAGTTACATATGGTGGACAGGAGTATGTAGGGATTATACAGAACCAGGATGATAGTTTCCTAAGTATGTATGACTATAGTAAAATAGACTCTAAAATAAAACCATTATTTTTAGAACTGGGCGATGTTTGGTGGTGGGAATCTAATAGGACTATACCTATAAATTTATTTCTAAAAAACGACTTTACATCATTTAGTAAATATCTAATAACATTAAATATAAAAGACACAGAAGTGGTACGAGGCCCTAGTGTTAGTATTGCGGATCTAGCTAAAAAAAGAAGTAAACGACGCAATATACAATTGGTAAAAAAAGTTAAATAACACATGGACTTCTTATTGTTGCTTTTGATTAAGCATGCCATTATAGATCTTGGTGTGCAAAGTCAACTTCGTAATATAAATAAAAGTAATTACTTTGGTAATGCCCACGAGCATTATTTACATCATGGAATATCAACATTAGTTATTGCTGGACTTTTTATTCCTGCAGTACCTGCAATTTTATGTGCAATAGTAGATTATTTCATACATTGGCAAATAGATTATTCTAAACATAAGGCTAATAATTTTTTTAAAATTACTCCAAGGTCTATCGCTTGGTGGTGGACTAATGTAGTAGATCAGTGTTTACACTTTTTAACCTATTATTTTTTAGCAACGTATTTTAATGCATTGTCTTTTTTAATTTTTTGGTAGGTGTATAAACTGGAAAGTCTTCTTCTATCGTATCTATAACATGCCCCAGCATACTTTTTATTTGATCGTCAGTTAGTAATCCTTTATATAGTACAAGTGAATGTTTAAGAAGCATAGTTGCCATATACATATAATCTTCTTCATCTTTAATATTTGAATCTATATGCTTTGTAAGACTTTCTTGTATTTCTTGCATTCTTTCTAAATTATTTTTCATTTTGTTCCTCCAATATATTCATATGTACCACAACTAATTGTGCATAGGCGACACTATGACTTTTCTTAAAACTGTAACTATCATGTCCTGCTTTTTCCCAGATAGTTTCACCAACTTCACGCCATGTCTTTCCTATTAAGTGCCTTTTCCCAGGACGTATCACAGCTAGGAACATTGCCATACGGGGTATACTTGTAATGTCTTCAGGCATTCTTGCCATTGTTTCGAAGTGCTTACCTACATGAATTAACTGCTCAAAGAAGTCCTTATTATGTAGTAATTGCCAATTAGGTTCTCGCATCATCTCTACTAGATGTACTTCGCTTTTTATATGTTGATAAACATTCACGTTAAGTAAATCTAATTTAAAATATCCTAACTGTTCTGCAGTCTTATGATCTAGTGTTGCAAGTCCGTCATGTGCGACAGGAACTTTGTTAAAGTAAACACCTGTATTATGTTTGTTGCCATTTTCAAGTCTTGCGCCTACACCCTTTACATGTTTTAGTAAATGTGTTCTATCAGCAAAGTCTATGTCTACATCTGGCATATCAAACATTATTGTGTTCCTTCAAATATATTATACAACCTTTTTGCAAAAATTTCATGTACATTAGTATCAGGATGTCCGTGTTTGCCATATTCATTAAAGTCATATGGCTTATAACCCAAATCAAAATAATGTTTTACAAAACTAAAATTAAACAAATCAATGCTGTTTGTTTCATTAAACTCATTACTAAATTCTTTTACTGCATCCATTGTTGGGTCTATACGAGCCGTGTCTTCTGCACTATCTGCCGCCCAAAAAATTATAAATTTGTAACCTAGATTCTCGCATAAATTTTTAAGCAAACTTGCTTGATAAATTGTGTTAACGACTAGTCCATCAGCAGGATTTGATATCACCCATTCTTTAAAATAATTCTTATATGGTTGTGCTGTACTAGGCAATTTGACACTTGGTCCTTTTGTCCACCAGTCAGAATTTTTTGCCGCCTGAAAACTTGCAAACTCTCCATCGTCAAATTCGAATTGAGTCCAAGTTTTTATTCCATGATCTTCTATCCATATCTCTGTTCTAAATATAAATGTTAACCCAACAACAACTTTTACATTAGTAATATTTTGATTTTTTAATTTTAGAAGATCTCTAGTTGCAGTTCTAAATATTCTGTTGTTACTACTTCCTCTTATGCCTTTATGCAATAGTTTTTCGTTGTAATATTCACTTAGATAATTTCCATAGTTCTTTCCATTAGATAGTGAATAACTATCTCCATTAACATAAATCATAACCCTGCCTCTTGTAAAATATGTTTTACCCATTCTGTATCAGCAAAGTCTATGTCTACGTCTGGTATATCAAATGTCATATCTTTTGCCGTCCCATGCTTTCACTGTTTTATATCTTTTGTATTTGTTGGATAATATTGCCATAATTCTATTTCATATCCTAGATGTTGTTCTATCAAATGATCTTAATATAAAAAAATATTATCCACAATTCCTTATACACACTGGTCTGTATATATTATTACTAAATTCATGTTTAATGTCAATTTCTTTTAAAGGTATACCTGCCATATAGCAACAAGGACTTACGATTCCACTTGCACTCAAGAACACACTTGGTATATTCATGTGCATACAATTTTTAAGTTCTACAAAGTTCTTAATGTTACTGGTACGATTAAAACTTTTATTGTGTGACCATGGTTTTACATCTAATTGTTTACCTGTCCTGTAGTGGAAGTTATTTGTTTGATATCTTGCATTTCGTAAAAACTTAAACTTCTTAAATCCCATCTCCTGACTAAGTCTTATGCAATCCTTTATTTGGTGTTCGTTATGTGCAAAAGGAATAAATTGCCAATATGCATTTCCGCCTGCACCAATAAATGCTTGTGCATTTTCTATTATACGATCGTAATTTGTTCCTTGTCTATAATAACTATGAGTATCTCCAATTCCATCTATAGCAAACCAAACATCAAATTGTTTTATATGAGCAAACTTCTTTGCAAGATCTACCCACCAGCTAGGTTTTCTTAGACTACCATTAGTATGTATTTGTAATCTATCTACATTATATACAACTTCTAATAGATCATCTATATTTTTTGCGGCACATGGATCACCAAGATTACCACACATCTGTACTTGTGTTATTTTATATTTGTCTATTGTTTTTTGTAAAATTATAGGATCTAAGTCTTCTAATACAAAATCAGTCAAGCCAAAGCCATGCTTATTTCTTGGACAACTAGGACACCAAGCATTACATCTAGTTGTAGGCTCAACATGTAGCCACATTATAACCCTGCCTCCTTAAGAATATGTTTTACCCATTCTGTATCTGCAAAGTAATCTACAAATTTGCGTTTCCAGAAGTCAGGATCTATATACGGAAATATCATTTCTATCTGTTCAGGGTTTAATTTATCTAATGCATCCTGTCCAGTTTTACAGTTAAATATTATCCAACTACTAATCCTGCCTGTAGTTATATCTTTGACCAGAACATTACTATTAACATAACAGAAATAATGATTGAATACACTTTCTTTTTCTTCAGCCCATGCTTCCATAGTTTTTATACTACGTTCAAGTGCATCCTGTGTTGCTTCTGTTCGTAAATGTTCAAACAAATATTCTTGGTATATTGTATCTTTACACCAATAGTCTAGTTTCTTATTACTTTTAATTACATAGTCTATAAACTTTTGTGTGTTGATAACACGTATGTTTACCATATGTCTACCAAACTTTACAAATGCATTGTAATAAGGACTAGTACTAAAGTCTGCATAAGTTTTAAACTTTGCACTGCCTTGTGTCATTTCATAAAAACGCAAGTAAGCAGTCATGCCTAGTTTGACCCCGGGTTCATTTTCTTGTTGGGCACGACGCTTAGGTTCACAAAGGTGTGCTGCAAGAGTACTCTCTTTACGATATGATTTGCCACAATATTGACATGTAAAATCTTTGTTTTCCATTGTACGATTTATTATAGCATCTTTTATTATTTCTGTAAACTGTTGATTCATCTTATCTTTTGTATCCACAGTTTATAATAATCTTTTATCCATTCCTTTACGTTGTCAAAATCTGTATAGTCTAACTTACTATAAAAAGATTCAATCCCATCAACAGTAGCAGATATATCTTCAAACCAATCTGTATCCCAATTTAATCCAGTTTCACTGTGCCATTCTACATCTTTCCACATATTGTGACTAGGTCTTTTGCTTAAGAAGTTATTACAATTTGTAAAAAGAATTTGTTTTGCATATGGAAATATTTTTAGGTTACTATACCTAGTATATTCATCATGACAAACATAAAAGAAATCCTTTTCTTTTTGATTACTTAATTTAATTGCAGTTTCATTAAAAGGTAATCCGACTTCTAGTTTACCTAAAATTGCACCATGTTCAAGTGTTCCACTTAATTTAAGATCACCTAGTAATTCATTACATCCTAATTCTAAATCGTTCCATGGTCCATCTTGGCCACTTAATTTATCTAATAAAAATGTTTGCTTTTGTTCTGTTGTATAATTAATCAAATGCTGGTGTTGAAGGACTGCATGATTGCTTACTCCTAAACAATTAATAACAAACTTGCCTCCAGCACCGGGCCGATAACAAACAAATATTATTTTACTTGTTTCGTAATTCAAAATAATCCTCTTGCTTAGTATCTCTTTTTAGATCCAATGTAATACAGTGCAATCCACCGTCCCAGAAGTATCTATGTCTCCAGGGTATATAAACAGGTTCTATTTTATGTTTTTTAAAAAAGTCATTTATTTGTTTATTATTATTTTGACTAACACAACAATGATGTTTATCTAACATTAATACATTAACATCAAACACAGTTTCTTCAACGTACCCCACCCAGTCTTGTAGCCATGTTTCAACAAATTCAGTAAAGGCATTATTTTCTTCTTCTCCAGGTAACCACCACTTACCATTATTTTTGTGTTTCAACTGTAGGAAAGGACTTAGCTTATTCCAACTTTGATCTGGTAAATAACAAACCTCCCAACCTGGAAAACTATCTTTATACTGTTGCACGCCTTCCAAACTAATAATTGCTCCTGGCTTAATTGTATGAAATGATCCGTCATTATGACCACCTATATCTAAAAAATAGTTTCTGAACTGGTAATCAGTCACCTTATCTATACAATTACTTGCATACTGCCATTTGTCTTTTTCTAAATCAAAAATATCAACATAAATATCCTTACCTACCACAGTAATATTTGGAGCATCAATAGGAAAAATATTGTTGTTATCGTTGTTGAAATATATTTTGTTTAAGTCTACAATGTTTTCTTTATCGTAATTTTGAAGTGCTTCTATAATACTAAAGTGATCTCCGTTGCAGTATATTAATTTGTTACCAGCTACAAACTGTCCATCTCTAGGTTGTAATGGTGCTCTAGGAACACCTTGCTCTCCTTGTATAGATCCATCTTGCTCTAAAAAGTCTGTAATTTTATCACGAGTATCAACAACAGGTCTGATAACTTCACAACCAAATTGCTTTAGGACTGTTTCAAAGTTTTGTAGATCTTGTTGTGTTTCATCTGCAATCCTTTGTAAATTTGATTTTACAACACTATTTGGCATACTCCTAAAAAAGTCAGCATTATAGCAATCACCTAGCATTACTACTTCTAGTTTATCCCACTTATTATAATTTAAATACTTACTCGCCATATAGTTTTGCTATCTCTTTTAGTTCTTTGTCTGTATACAAACTGGATAACATTTCTAGTTCATCACTTTTAGCATTTGGATGTAAACGTTCTACTTCTTTACGTCTTTTGCTACTATTATTCTTATCTTTCTTTTTGTGTCCTACCCACTGATGGAACTGTGTACCCATTCCAGGACTCACTGTACATAGCAATTGCCACACAAGTTTAGGATGTTTTGCTAATTCAAAGTAGGTACAATTGACACGTTGGTTGCCAGCCATAAGATAGTATGCTTGTAATTCATTTGAACCTTTAACAAGACTTACATAACGATTGAGTAAGAATGGAGATAATTGTTTTTGATGTTCCTGGGTAAGACGATCATAGAAGCCGTAGTCTTTTTTATCTATTGCCGCTAGTACTGTATTCAATGGCAGTTTACTCATACTTTATTCCATTATCAATTATTGCATCACTAAATGCTAACATAAACATACGTGCATCGTCAAGTTTTTCAAACTCCAAAACTATTGTTCTAGTTTCTTCTTCTAAAGTTACATTATAAGATTTTCTATCTCTATGTTCTAAATATTTTTTTATTCTATCCCAGACATTTTCCATACCAGCAAGTTGTTTACGAGTAGTCTGAAAATTTATATATGCACTCCAGGTAAACTTTCTGTAGTCAATTCTTGTAATCTTACCAGGCTCTATCAATGCTTACTATTTCGTTCTGCTTGTTTATTTCTTTGGCACAGTAAACACACTTAGGGTTTTCTACACCAGTCTCAATGGGTATTGCAAGTATCTGTCCTTGTTTAAGTTTAGGAAAAAACCATTTCACATCACTATAAATATCTACTATATTAACTGGCATATAATCATGTCTAAAGTCTCCTAAAGGATTGAAAAGAAATGCTTCAAAACCTCTGTCATTTAAACTACTGAAGTTTAACATTTCTAAATCACCAACATGTCTATCTCCTATTAATATTTTCCAATCAACAGGCATGCGAATTTTATGTTTTCCTATTTCTAAAACAACTGCAGGGCTATTAAAACTTTCTAAAAATATAAGTGGTATAAAAAAATAATCTGGATCAGCAGGATTACTATTATCCAATATTGCAAATCGTAAATCATCTACTTCATCAGGTATATCATTCATCTCATATGCTGTGTTTTCTAATGTTAGTATTCTCATGTTAATATACCTCTTTTATACTATCAGCAATACCATACTTTACTGCTTCTTTTGCACTAAGCCACACATCTTCTGCAGGTAATAATAGTTCTCTAATCTTTTTTTCTGTCATACCTGTGCATTTTTTATAGTGTGCAATCATTCGTTCCGTACTTAATTCAAACTCACGTACTCTTGCAAACAGTTCATGTTCTTTACCACTGCTTCCCCAACTATATTGGTGTGACAAGATACTTGTGTTAGGAGTAATAATACGTCTGCCCTTTGTACCACTCATAAATGTTAATACACCACAACTTGCAATTAATCCTAGCCCAACAGTTTTTATTGGAATAGCACTACCTTTAATTGTATCTATGAGAGCAAATGCTGCATGAACACTGCCTCCTGGACTATTAATAATAAGTGTAAGTTCTTTGGGTCTTAGTTTTGAAGGCAGTAGATTTTTTTCTATAATCCATTGTACTATTGGCTTGGTAGACTCAAATGTAAATCCATCTGCCATATAATAGATGCCGTTTTCCCACATCATACTCCCAGGATCAGGAATTCCTGCTTGGTCTTTTGCCATTATCTTTTACCCTGTCCTCTATACATCTTATGTGATCTTCTTTTATGTTTATTCATTTTACATAATGAAGGTTTGTTACCTATACTTGTCTTTGAAAATTTAGGTTCATGGACTGCTATTGCATATTGTTTTGCCATACTTTATTCCTTTATATATTCCAATCGGCTTTCTCAACCGTAAATGGATAGTTTGCTTCTTTATAGAAGTTTTTACGTTTTGTTAGATGTCTTTTTGCAAATTTGCAAGTACTGGTTATGTCCCAGATTTGTACGAAGTCTTTGTCTTCTGCTTTTCGGATTCCACGTCCAATACTTTGGATAACCCTAACAAAAGACTTACCAGGCTCAATAAGCACAAGATTAAAAATGCGAGGAATGTTAATCCCCACCGCCGCCACCCCGTAGGTTGCAATGATAACCTTTCCTGTAGCAGTTGATACCTCGTCATATTCTGTTTTTCTATCTGCACCTTTTGTACTCCCTGATACAAAC